AAAGAATGCGTATTACCTCTGATGGTCATGTCACTGTGCCAAACCAACCTTCTTTTATGATTGGTTCTATGCAATCTTCTGCAGGAAATGTCTGGACATCAGCTCATACATTTCATAACAATGGCAATCACTTCAACACTTCGAATGGAAGATTCACTGCACCAATAGCAGGTTTTTACTTCTTTTTCCACTGGGGAATGTTGAGTACTGGCACTAGCACAGCAAATGCAGATGTATACCACAGGTTAAACGGAACAAGAACTCAGGCGGGAACAGCATATTCAGGACCATCTGGAGATAATTACAATCATTTTTCTTGCTCATACATAGTACAAATGGCTGTCAACGATTATGCTGATGTTTACTGGAGCACTGGAGCTCCTTACGGAACTAGTGACGGAAGGCATGGAGCTTTCGGCGGGTATTTAATAGGATAAAATAGGATAAAAATATGGATTATACAATAACAATTACAGAAACAGAGAAAAAAGCGTTAGAGACTATTGCAATTAATATAGATGATTGGATTACAAATGCAGCTCAGAATAGAGCAAGACTAGCTATACAAGAAATAATAAGTTTAAATATGGCTCATTGTAATGAAAATGGAATTACTATTGCAACAGGTGAAGATGCTCAAGTAACACAAGCTTATACTTTAGGTGTGGTTTCAAAAGCAACTTCTGATGACTCCTCGCCATAACCATAAAAAAACCCGCTAAGTGCGGGTTTTTCGTTTTATGAACCTTCTACCGGCTCAGGTTCTGCTTCAACCTCATTGGGGTCTTTATCAATGACTTGCTCGAGTCTACTTGTGTATCCTTCTTTTGCTAATAGTAATCTGTCATGTGCTATTTTAGCTTGAATTAAATCTTGCTCCAATCCTTGTAACATACTTACTATCACTTTTGCATCGTCATGCAGGTCTGAGATTATGTATTTTTTGTCGTTAAACATTAATACAGGCTCACTGTTGGTTACTTCTGTCATTTTATTCTCCTAAATAAAAATGTCTTGCCAATTACCTTGTGTACTACTTTTGGCATATTCAGTAGCACGGTTTTCAAAAAAGTTAGCATGTTCCACAGCGTTTAACTGTTGGTCCAACCATGGTAATGGATTCTCAGTACTGTGAAATATTGCTTTCATACCGAGACCTAATAATCTTCTGTCTGCGATATATCTTATATATTCTTTTACTTCATCAGCAGTTAAATCAGGTATATCTGCACCCTCAAAACAAACATCAATAAAGTTATCTTCTAACTCTACTACTCGTTCTGCAGCACAATACACTTCATACTTTAACTTATCAGTCCACAAATGTGGTCTTTCATGAATAAAAGTTCTAAATAGTTTGGACATTCCCTCTACGTGTAGAGTTTCGTCCCGAATAGACCATGTGACAATCTGTCCCATGCCTTTCATCAAATTGTGTCTAGGTAGATTGAGAAGTATAGCAAAACTACTAAATAGTTGTACTCCTTCTGTAAATCCACTGTAGACAGCCATTGTTTTTGCCATCTCATGCTCATCTCTCATATTAAAATCTGTTAGATAATCATGCTTGTCTGACATTGCTTGAATCTCGGTAAACATCTGATATTCTTCGTCTGATTTACCAAGAGTCTCCAAGAGTAAAGAATATGCTTCTTGGTGAACTGCTTCCATAGCAGCAAAGCTCACTAGCATCATTCTTACTTCTGGTTGTTTGAATGTTGGTAGGTAATGCTTTGCATAACCACAACATACATCTACATCAGCTTGAGTAAAGAATCGGAAGATGTTATCTACTAATGCTCTATTCTCTGGTGTAAGTTTTTCTTTATAATCCTTTATATCGTCTTGCAACGGTACTTCTTCAGGCATCCAATGCATTTGCTGTTGTTTTTTATAAAACTCAAATGCCCAAGGATAGTTAAAAGGTTTGTAATAATCTCGTTCTTCTAATAAATTTGCCATTTATCCCTCACAACTAAGACAATCTGCTTGTTCGAAGATTATCTCTCTTTTTGCTTGATTTGATACATTATCCGCACGACCTATAGCTTCGCTACGTAGGTAATATAAAGTCTTCATGTTCTTAGCCCAAGCTAACATATGAACATTATGCAGGTCTCCTTTATTTACATCAGGCGGAAAGAATAGATTTACACTCTGTGACTGACAAATATATTCTTGTCTCTCACTTGCATGTTCTACTACCCAGGCCTGATTGATTTCAACAGCTGTTTTAAAGACTTCTCTTTCGTCGTCAGTAAGGAAGTCTAAGTGTTGAACACTTCCTTTGTTTGCAATAATACTAGACCAAGTATTGTCTGTGTTTTGACTATATTGTTCTAATACTTTTTCTAAAAACTTATTCTTTTGTAAATAAGAACCTGACTTGGTTTTTTGTGTGTAAGCATTTGCTCTGAAAGGTTCTATACTAGGTGAAGTATTTCCACATATAATAGAACTACTTGCATTTGGAGCAATAGCCAATAGATGTGCATTTCTTACTGTACAAGAATCATCATCTGGGCAAGCTCCTCTTTCTGCTGCAAGTCTTTGTGTTTCTTTTTGAGCATGAGTTTTTATATGCTTAAACATTAAATGATTTTTAGCACTTGCCCACATTCCTTCGAACGCCAAACTATTCTTCTGCAGATATGCATGAAATCCCATAGCTCCAAGACCAATACTTCTTTCTCTAGAAGCACTATATTTAGCTCTTTCTAGTTCATCAGGTGCGTTTGCTATGAAGTGTGTTAAAACATTATCTAGAAAACGTACTAAGTCTGGTATAAATGCTGGTACTTTGCTCCATTCGTCAAAATACTCCAGATTTACACTAGATAAACAACATACTGCTGTTCTTTCTTCATTCGTTGCGAGTGTAATTTCAGAACAAAGATTACTATGATTTACTTTTAAACCTTTTTTCTTCTGAAACTCAGGTAAATCAGACTGCACAGCATCTTCAAACATGAGATAAGGCTCTCCTGTTTCCATACGATTCTGTAGTAGTTTTACCCAAAGTGTTCTTGCACTTACTACTTTTTTAACTTCTCCACTATGTGGGTCAATAAGTTCCCAGTCATCATTAAAGTTTGGCTCTTTTGTAGCCTTGTGAATAACTTCCATAAACTTATCTGGAATGACAACACCGTGATGTAGATTAGTACACTTACGGTTTATATCGCCACCAGTTGGTTTTCTAACATCTAGAAACTCTTCTATCTCGGGGTGAGACATATGTAGATAAGATGCATAACTACCCCTACGAGTTACACCTTGCGAAAATGCAAGCATCTCCGCATCTACTACTTTCATAAAAGGAATAACTCCTGTACTTTCTGAGCCTTTTGATGTCTTTGTGCCCTGTGCACGAACATCACTCCAGCTACCGCCTATACCACCACCCATTGATGATAAGTACGCATTTTCTGTATAATGACCAGTAATACCCTCTCTACTGTCATCTACATAGTTAAGAAAACAACTAATTGGTAGACCTCTTTGAGTGCCACCATTTGATAGTACAGGAGTTGCAAACATAAACCATAGATTACTAGCGTAATCATAAATTCTTTGTGCATGGTCTTGGTCATCAGCAAATGCTGAAGCTGCCCGTGCAAATGCTTCCTGTGGTGATTGTTCATCGCCCACTAAGTATCTATCTTGTAGAGTTTTCTTACTAAAATCTGTTAGCAATTTATCTTTGCTATAGTCAATCTCTAACTTCATTCAAATACTCCAAAATTTGTGAGAATAAATCCTCAATATTCATGTCTGCTTCTATGATTGCTTGCTCCGAGTAACTCTCTAAATCCATGAGTTCTGCATTAAGCAATAGTCTGTCTGCGTTTTCGTTTAGAGTTTGTATGAATTTATACTTGCTGTCGATTGGACACGCATTGTATATATCAAACAAGTCTCCATATTGTTCTATAAGAGATACTGCTCTCTTAGGGCCGATACCTGCGATACCAGGAACATTATCTCCTGTATCTCCAGCTAGACATTTGAGCGTTAGATATTTATCTGGCTCTACATCATAGTGGTCTTCCCAGTTATCCAAAGTAATCTCTTTTCTAGTTACTGTACTAAATCTAGATACTTTGTCTTGTATAAGCAAGTCCCAGTCTTTATCTGACGATATCAACCAAATCTCATCTATACCAAAATCTTTTTTCTTTCCGACTATCCAAGCTGCTAAATCGTCAGCTTCTAGTCCTTTCTGTTTTATTGTTAAGTGTCCTTTGTTCCCTAGTTGGGTAAAGGCATTTGAGAACTCACCCATAAACTGAGCAAACTCTGCTTTTTCTTGCTCTGTTTGTTGAGCATACTTTTCCGCCCGATTGCCTTTGTAATCAGGTGCTAATCTTTTTCTATAGGTACTTCCACCATCAGCAAGTATTATAATGTTTCCACAGTTATAAGACTTTGCTAGACTTTCAACAGTTCTTACATAGTCGTGTTTGAATTCAAGTTGTCGTGAATGTTTCCACCTGAACGCAACATTAAGTCCATCAACTATTAGTAAGTTGCCATTCTGGATCTGGTTCCCAAGGCTTGAGAAATCTATCGCCATTTGTTAATTTTATTTGTTCGTTTTCTAGCCACTTTTCTGCGTTCATTACATATGCACCGAGCCAGTTTATGTGCATATACCTTTTGTCTTTTTTTGGTCTGCGTGTCGTTACTACATACCAATTTGCGTAATTCTGTTTCATAAATATAAGAGGTTCTTGTTCCATTTCTTGAGCCTGTCTTATTGCTTTATTCCACCACACTACAAGATTATTACTCTTTTGAGTAAATATCTTATGTGAGAAACCCATATCCTTATAGTGTTTTACTTCTATAAGGAATAGGTTATGTTTGTGTTCTACATACAAATCACCTTTTATTTTACCACTACCACTTCCTGGGGTCTGTATAAAATCTAAGTTAGTATGTCTTTTGAGCATTGCTGCTACTTCTTTTTCTGCTTTTGTTCCTTTCTGTCTTGCGTTTACCATATTTTTTACAATGTGGACAAGTAGTACCGACTGGTATAAAAATTATACGCTGTAGAATAGGGCACTCGTGTTTCACGAATGTGTCCACTATTCAAGTCTACTAATATTGTCCTCTTTAATTACTTCTATTTTAGATAGAAGTGGGTGAGTCCAGCCGTGGGAGACCAAATATGTATTTAGTTCTTCTCCAAGCAATATCTCTACTAGCTTTTCTTTTCCTTCTTCGTCAAGTACACTTATTATTTCGTCAAGAAACAATGTGTTTATACGAGAGCTAGAAATACTACTCATTAGTTTTCTTATAGCTAGTAGTGTTGCAGTATTTACTCTTGCAAGTTCACCACTTGAAAGTGCTAGAATATCTACTACTTTTGCGTTATCTGTAATCTCTACATTTAACTTATCATTTGTAACAACAAACTCCAAACTGAATCTACCTGCTGAAAGTTCAGCAAGGTAGTCGTTTGTTATTTCTTCTAGGTCTTTCACTAGATTTTCAATCTTATAGGCTAATAATCCGTTCGTGGAGAAAGCTTTCTTGAGTATCTCCAAGTGTGTGGCTTTCTCTTCAACTTTACCCAAAGCTGCGACAATCTCTTCCAATTCTTCTTCAAAACCCTCCGTTTGTTCTTGAATGATTGATAAACGAGTATTGTGGCGTTCTGCCACTAAGTTACTCGCACTTACATCTTCTATCTCCTTACGGACATTTGAGATGCGGGAAGAAAGGTCGTCAATTTGGGAAGAAAGTCTCTCACCGTCTAAAATTTGAGAGTTGAGAGTAGTGTCCCAATCTCGAATACAGCTTTCGTACTCTCTCTGTTGGTGGTCACGAATTAGCACAAGTTTATTATTTTCAGTTGCTTTTTCCATTTGCTCATTCAAAATAACTATGTTATTGTGTGCATTTGTTTTTGCATTAAAATAATTTGTGTTAATTTCTTCCATCTTGTTCCAATCTATTTCCTGTTCACAGGTTGGGCATAAGCCTTCAAGCTCGGAGATTTTGTCCAAGTGCGCTTGGGCTTCAGAAAGTTGGGAACTATATGTTCCATGTTTCTGCAGCATAGCGTCAAGATGAATATGCTCACCCTTGAACAACCTATGCTCACTCTTTTCGAGTTCGTCAAGTTGTTCTTTGATAAAATTATTATCTATAATTTTTTTATTTTTTTCAGAGATTTTTTCAAAGTCGCTTCGTAAAATCTGTAAATAGTCTTCGTCTTTTTGTGAGTATTTTGGTAAATCTAATATAGGAAGTATATCTGTACTCTCCAATTTATTTTCATTTAACCATTTTACTATTGTATCAGTCTTACTGTTGAGGCTGTTTACTTCAAATGAAATCTCTCTTGCAGCTTCCTTGAATATATCAAAGAATTCTACATATTCTTCTAGCTTTAACAAATCTATAAGAAACTTTTTTCTATTTGTATCTGTCGCAGTTAGAAACTGTAATGATGTATTCGTGTTCTGATACACGAGTTGAGTAAAAGTTTTAAAATCTAAACCAAGTAATTCTTGGACTGTTTTGTAAGTATTTGTAGCTGTGTGGCTAGAAATATCATCACCGTTTTTATAGAGTTTACACTTTATACTTGCCTTACGAGTTACATCAATCTCGTACTCATCTTCATCAACTGAGAATGTTATGTTAATCCAATAGCCTTGATTTACAAACCTATTTTGGATTTCTTGTTTTTTAATACCCTTTGAGTTCTTATTAAATAATACTTCTTCGATAATAAGTGGAATGGAAGACTTGCCTTGTCCATTTGTCCCAACGAGCTGGGTAAGGTTACTATCATTAAGGTTGAGATAATTATCTTGCCCATAACTAAAACAATTATCCCAGCGTAGCTTCTTTAGAATAATCATTAAATACTCCCATTATTTGTTTAATTTTGTCATCTGTTAAATTTAGTATTGCACTCATGTACTCTACTAGTTCTTCCTCTATAGTTAAATCTTTTAGATTAAGAGTAGCCTCTGAACTTCGTTTTACTACTTTCTTGTCTAGAAGTTCAGAGTTTTTAATATTGGCTAAATCAGCTACGTCTCCTTCAATCTCATAGATGGTATGATGGAACATGGTGGGTTGCATATCACTTTCATTGTCAACAGTCTTACGAAGAAGTTGTGGTAAAATGAACTCTCCCCATTCCCATGTGCTATCATTGTCTTCATCTATTAAAAGATATCCTGTCTTGACTATATCTCTATGAAAAGAGGTAGTCATAGGAGAGCCTGGATAAACAATATTTCTCTGCGTATTGGAGTGGCTATGTAGGTCACCCGCAAAAACTACAGGAAAGGGATTGAATCTATCAAGGTCAACCTCAGGAGTCACATGAGGGGGTATCTCACCCCTTACATGTGTATATAAAGGCTTATCGGGATTGCACTTTTCTATAGCACCTTTCTTGTGCAAATCTGCATATGGGAGTATTGTACCCCATTTATGCTCTCTAGTGAAGTCTACAATCTCGACAAGAGGGTTTACATCAGATGTGGCTCTCGTTAAATTAGAGAAGAAAGTTTTATTCTTTTTAGTAGCTTCATGGTTGCCATCAAAAATGATGGTAGGAACTTTTATATCTTTAATAAAATCAAAGTATAATGTGAGTTCGTCCATTGAAGGTACTCTATCAAATAAATCTCCGCCTATAATATGCAAGTCAACATCTTCTTCTAAGTCATAAATAGCCTCGAAGAACATTTTGTATCTTGAACAAGCCCAGGGCAAAGGAACATTCTTTTGCCCGAGTTTTATATGCCAGTCTGCTGTAAATAAAATCATGCTACGAACTCGTCTCCAGGTTGCCATGAACACCCTGTAAGACCGCCAGCTTTTAAAGCTAGTAACGTTCTTAGCACTTCATTTGCATTTCTTCCTGTATCTAATGCATTTACTGATACATGTTGAATTACTCCATCAGGATCAACTATATAAGTTGCTCTGAAAGGTACTCCATTTTCATTGTCAACTATACCTAATTCATTGGCAAGATATAGTCCACAGTCTGCGGCTAGAATATGTCTGATATTTCTTATAGAATCATTCTGTTCTTTCCACGCAAGTTTACAATGTTCATTGTCTCCACTTATGCCTATGACATCAGCTTCACCGACAATGTAATCCATGTCTGCTATTTCAGTTGGACATATAAAAGTAAAGTCTTTTGGGTAAAAGTAAACTACTGTCCAATCTCCTAATAAGACATCAACATCTATGATTTCTTTGCCTTCTACAGCATTCATTGAAAAGTCTGGAAATTTTTCTCCTACTCCTAACATTGTAATCTCCTAAGATATAGAGAACTCAGAGTCTACATCAGAAGGAGCTTCAGCTCCATCAGCAGGTTGAGTTACTCTCTGCAGTAGCTCTAACTGAGCATCTGCGGTGGGTCTAGCAAGAACGTCGTCCATTGAACGCAAATCAGCAATTGATTCTTTTTCTGCGTCATTTAATGGTCTTGGTTTGCATTTAAGTGCTTGAAGTCTGTACTCTACATTAAAAGCCATAGGTCCAGTTTTAACTCTTTGGAAGTGAACGTCCCAACCAGTTTCAGGGTCGGTAGGATCGCCTAAATCTTCTGCGGCAACCATTATTTGTTCCATGAGTTTCTTCTTTAGATTAACAACTTTTACATTGCCATCAGCTGGGTCTATAGCTTGAATAGCGTATGCCCAACCACATTTTAAATCAGGAAAGAACTCTCTTACATAGTCTTTTTCCTTGTTGTTGAATGTTTCTGAATTTCTGTCGAAAGCTAAACATTCCATAGGAATATTTTTACCGTTCTCTCCTTTAATCCAATAAACATATCTTGGTAGTATGTCCCCTACTAGACGGAAGATATTATCTCCTTCTTTGTAAGTATACTGGTCGATTGAGGATTTTTTTGCACTCCCCTGTGCTTGATTAAATTTTAATGCCATTATGTTCTCCAATTAGCGTTATCTTCAAATAGAAAGTGTACTAGACCATTATCTATCCGAAGCAGTCTGTTGCGATTT